AGCTGACCCGAGTGAGGTCCTGAAAAAGCGGATTATATCCGCACACGCCGATTCGATCAGCTCGATGGTCGACTCGGTAAAGCACGCCGCCGAATGCGGGTCGTTACTAATCGAATCACGAGAGACGCTAAAAGACCCGTTCCGTGTATGGGTCTCGACCGTTCTTCCGTTTACATATAGAACCGCATATAGATATATGCAGATCTCAGAAGCTGTAACTGATGGAGCAATCTCTCTTGATGGAGTCAGCTCAATCAATGAGGCCCTCAAGCTACTTTCCCGAGCAACGAAAGCAAAGGAAGAGGAAGAGAAGCCTGAAGAGAAAGAAGACAAGGACGAGCGAATCGAAACCTTCGTCACCGCTGCAATGAAAATTGAATCATGGTTCAAAAAGGAGACCTCCAAGTCCCCTCTTTCAACTTGGGGTCAAGACCGGAAAAAAGCCGTGAGGACACAACTCGACGGAGTTGTGCAGATTTACGAAGCCTTAAACGGATAGTTATGACAGGGCAATTCATATATAAAGCAATTTGCGTCAGCGTATATGATGGAGACTCTGTGACCCTAGATATTGATTTAGGGTTTAACACCTGGATGCGGAATCAAAAAATCAGGCTGCTTGGAGTTGACGCGCCTGAAATCCGTGGTGACGAAAGGGCTGAAGGTCTGGTTGCTGCGGAGAAGTTAAGAAGCTTAATTGTAGGCAAAAGCATTACCCTGCATAGCCACCGAGACAAGTCAGGCAAATATGGCCGCTGGTTAGGGACACTATTCCTAGGCGATTTAAACGTGAACCAGCTATTGCTGGACTCAGGATTGGCTAAGCCTTACCCCTAGTCCATAGGTGCAACGGTCACTTCGGTGACATCCTCAAACCCAACACCCAAGGTTTTAGTTATTGTTGCCGCTGCTATCACCATGGATTCGCAATCGCGAAAGTGATCGTCTTTCCTGATTTTCACATACCGGAAAGTCACTCGATTCTTTGAGTCTACGATTTCTTCTCTTCGTTCGGCGGTTATTTGATCTAAGTAGTTGCGAGAAACCTTTTCTGGAATTTGCCACTCTGGGCCTTCCCCACTCATTAGCAGCTCGAGCTTGTCTTTAATCGTCGGGTTCGACCAGTGGTAAAGACGAATAGGACGAACAGACCCTTGCATACGGGTTCCGACTGCCGGATCTATTTGACTAATTGTCCAAGCTTGACGCATCCCATCACGAATCCAAAAAGCACGATCGTCACCCCAAAAAGCTTTCCATTTATAATTAGACTCTTCAATGGCTTTATAAACCTCTCCTGTTCTGTGAGCCGCATCAATGGCTACGTCATCTGCGTCGATCCCGAATCGTTCAATGACTTCGAGTAGGTCTTCAAACCCAATGACTTTATCATAGTCCAGCAAGCGTGACCTACCAAAGGTTCCGAATGCCCTGACGACGTAGTAAAGACAGTCTTTTTGCACGTCTACCCCAAGGAAGATGCGTTGAGTCTCATCCCAAGAGTCACCGATGTTGTAGTTGACCATTCTTTCAGCCAGGAAGTTTTTCTCTTTCCTATAACGTAGTTCATCACGCCAAGGCTGTCCTAAAGACTCTGTAATGAACGTTTTTAAAGGCTCATGATCGCCCCATTCCTGCGCTTTGCTCGCGTTAATAAATTCCTCGACTAGATCCCGCCATGTTACCCACGGTGGAAGCATTGCCGACCAGGTAAAAGAAACGCGAGATTTCGGCGCGTCAGGATTATGCCTTCGCCACTCACCATTTGCGACCATCTTCCTACGGAGCCCAGGAGCATCGCTGATTTTACACCCTTTCAAACATTCATAGTGAATAGTCTCTGCCAGCCTATCAAAGTTATATCGTCCTGCGGGCCGAGTCTCATCATTTGTCTCCCATTTCATGCTCTTCCATTCAAGAGGCTGCTTTTCTTTACAGTGAGGACACTCCACATAATAGTGTCTCTGATCTCCCTCAAGAAAAGCCTGGTGAACGGGGTCATGTTCGTTATCAGGAGTAGAGATGACGACTCTCCTGGCATTCCAGAAAGCTCTTGTCCGCTTAAGAACCATGGGAAGAGCCCCAGGAGGCCAGTTTCGAACCTCATCAAGCATTAGCCAGCGACGTGGCTTTGACTGAAGTTTTGAAGGAGCATTTGCGCCGATTATTTCAAGCGGCATTGTAGGGAAAAATATCTCTTTTGCCCTTGTTCGGCCAGTCGGTATCATGTCTCGGATTGCCGGAGACGCCTCAAGTGACGGCTTCATTCGCTCAGTCCAAAACTTAGAGGCTTCTTCCTCGCTAGACGTAACCCACATACAAGGAGCGGGATCTTCAGAGATTAACCAGGCCAGCAGCGCCAGCATTGTCTCTGTCTTTGCCGACTGCGCTGAGCACATTGTCGAGATTGTGCTTACATCGTCAGTTGCAAACTGCTCCATGAACTCGCGAACCCATGGGGTATTGTCTGAGCGCCACCGACCAGGCATTGGAGATGAAGGAGAAACAAAATAGTTGTCCTCACACCACTGCCAAGGTGGACGACGATCTGCCGGCCTAAAGGCAGCCCTTGCTGCGGTTTCAACGATTCCCATGAAGAGGCTAGTCGATAGTTACCGAGCCATCAGCGGCTGTAGTAGTCACTGGCTTAGCTGCTACTTTGGCATTGATTGCATCAAGGTCATCTTGCTTACGGCCAGCGAGGGTCGTGTTCAGATATACAATGATGTCCTCATTAAGCTGGAAGATCTCTCCAGCATCAGTTCCTAGTTCTGCCAATACGGCAGCAGGGTCGTCGGCTGACCAGATCAGATCCCAGCCGTGGTTCCACGATTGGATTAATTGAAATGCCATTTGTGAAGTGGCTCGTTTGACTTGCTTAGCAGCTCTCACTTCGGGAGCTATCGGCACTTGGGTTTGGTTTAATACACTCATGTTATTGTAGTTTGGTTTGGTTGTTATTGGTTACTTGGTGTAGTGGGTCGCCAAAATTCAGCACCCGCTAATGTCTGGCACAATTCCGTGCCGAGAATTTTTGTGGAGTCGTCTTCCACGGGGGCTATTGCAGCCCGAATACTGTGTAAGTCAAGACCATGAACGGAGTCGTCTTCATAGGTCACTTGCTCCACGTTGTCGAAATTGTGTTCGGGTGCTTCCATTTCTAGAAAAGACCACACATCAGCCATGATTTCTTGTGGGCGGTGGGTGAGTGCATCGAACTCAACCAGTAGCAAACGGTCAGACAACCCTCGTTGAGCTACGTCTTGAAGCCTGTTGTAAGCTAAACCAAGCACTCCATCTTTGGACAATACTTCATTTGCACGCCCCTTTACTGTTTGGGCATTTATATAGTCCCCACGATCCTGCATGTTGTGTGCAGACTTTCGATGTAGCTTCTCCATGCTCGCTACAATCTGGCTAATGTTGCGAACAGGAACAAGCACCTTTGCTTTCTTGCCTAATGCAAACTCAGCCAGTTCCAGTAGGCTAGTCCAACCCCTGCCCTTATCTATAACCACAGGCTTATCGGTATCGTGGTATGCGTGAATCATGGCGTGTAGCACACGCTGTAGGTTCTTATCATCTGCTAAGTCTTTAGCTGCTTTGTGTTCCAGCCACTGGTTCCATGAATTGCGTAGCACGAACAATGATTCGTGACACGCACTGGTAGGTGTTGCGTGAACGTCTGGGTGCTGCGCTAATAGGTTGCAAAGGAGGGTTGACCCGCTCCTTGGCAATCCGCAGACGAAATGGATTTGTTTCTCCATTAAACGATATTCAACACCCCACCATTGTTCCAGACAGACCCAGCAGGGAGTCCAGTAGCTGACGTTGGAATAGACTTGATAGACAGGTTGTTTACAAATGTGCAGTTAGTTCTGTCTGCTGTGATGTCACTGCCAACGATCATTGCCTTTGATTGACTGTTCGTGTCGTTGCTTGCACCACCAAGAACTGCGCTGTAAGTGCCAGATGCTGTGTTGTTCCGACCTCCAGAAACAACGCTAAAATTACCTTGAGCTTGTCCAGTATCACCAAATGCTACAGAAGAGTATCCAGATGACGTAGATTGGAAGCCCCCACAAATATCTCCATAACTACCAGAAGCTGTGCATTGCCATCCTCCCACAACTGTAGAAGAGCCACCAATACCACTTGCCGTGTTCCCGTATCCACCACTGATTGTGCCTTCAGATGATGTGCAATTATTGCCCATCCCACCACCGACTACGCCCCAGTAATTAGATGCTGTGTTGCCCAACCCTCCAGATATTACAGATCGAGTCCCACTAGCTGTATTGTTCGCCCCTCCAGATATTACAGATTCAGTCCCACTAGCTACCTGTGTAGCTGTTGTAGTTTTAGTTTGTAAGTTTACTGAGTAAGTTCCATTGGCATTTGGTGTTACCAGATTATCAGCAGCCGCAGCTTCGATTTGATAGGTTGAGTCAGTTCCCTGCACTGTTCCTCCACCACCACCGCCAGCAGCTTGCCATGTGCCTACACCAGTTGCATCAGTAGTAAGAACGTAGGTATCAGTTGCGCCTGTTGGCATTGTGAAGCCGTCAAACAGGTGCAGGTTTTCTGTGTGCAAAGTGGATGTCGCAACTGATGTTTTACCATTACACCCTACTATGCAACTATCATTATGTTGAAGTGTATTGTTTGCACCGCCAAGAATATTTCCACGCACACTTGTAACAGTGTGGTTTAGTCCACCCAAAGTAGCTGACCAGTTGCCAGAGTTTTGGTGATTATTACCTCCTACAACTGTAGAACCTTGACCGCTGGCTGTTGATCCGTCTCCACCCAACACCTCACAAGAGTTATTGCTTGCGGAGTTGTTTGTTCCTCCAATGGCTATTGCGTTTGTTCCTGTGGCTGTGTTGTTATCAGTGGTAATCCTGCCCAAATTAACATCATTATTAGTGGTTGCTCCGTTAGTTGTGACTGAATCGAGAGTCGGGTCTGCTGGTTGCAAAGCTGTGCCAGCTAATATTCCTTCGGCTGCTGTGGCAAATGCAGATGCGTCTTGCAAAGCTGTGCCAGCTAAGATTCCTTCGGCTGCCGTTGCAAAGTCCCCCGTTGCGGCTTCGGCTGCTGTGCCCAAGCCTAGGCTCGTC